CGGCATCTTCTCCGCCTCCCTCTACCGCAAATGGCAATACCGGCCGGCGGCGCTTTGGCGTACGCACCATTGCGAATCTATAGGATGTAGAAAATAGGCTGATGTTGTAATTCTCAATCGGCGGGATTAGTCTCGCCTCACGGTCAGTGATCAGGCTCTATCACTGAAGCCGACTCCTCAAGAGCAGTGGATCGCGCGACTCCAGGCCGTCCGGCCAATTCGCGAGTCTTCAGCACCACATTTCCGCTTTGAGGAGTCAACGTGTCGAACAATCTGCTGACGATGAGCTATATCACCAACGAGGCTCTCGTCGTTCTCGAAAACGAGCTGGTGATCGCCAATCGCGTGGACCGGCAGTATTCTGCTGAGTTCGCCGAGACCGGCGCCAAGATCGGCAATACGGCGAACATCCGCCGTCCGCCTCGGTACAAGGGCACCTACGGGCCGCCGCTCAATGTCGAGGATACGAACGAGACGTACGTCCCGATCGCGCTCAACTATCAGTTCCACGTCGATATCCAGTTCACGACTCAGGATCTTGCCCTGAGCATGGACATGTTCAAAAAGCGCGTGCTGAAGCCGCAGATCGCGACCGTCGCAAACCGCATCGATTCGGATACCGCGCAGTACTTCTACCTGAATACGGCGACTTCGCTCGGTACTCCGGGCGTGAGTCCCAATTCCCTGGCGCTTTTCACCCAGGCCCGCGCGATTCTCGCTGCAGAAGCCTGCCCCCGGGAAGGTGAGAAAAACGCCTGCCTCGATCCCCTCTCAATGTCTTCGATGGTCGCTGCGGTGCAGGGGCTCTTCAATCCCCAGGCCAAGATCAGCGAATACATCTCGAGCGGCATGATCGCGAAGGAGTTCGCAGGCCTCGACTGGTATGAGGACCAGAACATTCCCGTTTTCCTGACGGGCGCGCAGGGTGGCGCGCCGGTATTCAATACCGCGCAGACTTCCACCGCGCTCCTCACCTCGGGCTGGGCGTCCTCGGGCACGCTCTATACGACCGGCTGGACGAATTCCACCGCCGTCATCAACGTCGGGGACATCATCCAGATCGCTGGCGTCTACCCGGTGAATCCGCAGAACCGCATGCAGTACGGCAAGAGCCTGCGGCAGTTCGTGGTTCTGCCGCCCGGTGGGTTTGTGACGCCCCCGAACGGTCCGGCCCCGGTGGGTCTCACCTATTCCCCCTCGCAGCCCTCGGTCGGCACCTTCAATGCGACCACGGGCCAGTACAGCTCCAACGGCTCGGGTCAGCTCATGCTGACGGTGGGCAATGCGCTCATCTCAGGCGGTCAGTTCCAGAATGTCACTGCAGCGCCCGCGAACTCGGCCGTGATCACCGTCAACGGCGGGGTCGGGAATGCAGGCCAGACGAGCCCGCAGAACCTGGTGTTCCACAAGTACGCGCTGGGGCTTGCCTTCGCGGACCTGCCGCTGCCTCGCGGAGTGGAGTTCGCCGAGCGGGCTTATGACGATGAGGACGTTGGGATGTCGATCCGAGTAGTTAGTCAGTACACTATAAATAACGATTCCGAGCCCACTCGAGCGGATGTGCTCTACGGCCCGGGGTCGCTCTATCGCGAACTCGCCATTCGCGTGGCCGGTTAAGGAGCCCTCATGCCTTCAGTGAATCCGGGCCCTGCTTCCACGAGCAACCCGAACCTTCAGAGCCCGATCTCCTTCGAGCGCTTCATCGAGACGATCGCGGTCAACTTCGGGACCATTACCGCAGTCACCTCGGCGACGGTGCTGGAGAAGACTTTCGCCGGTCTCGGCACCGGCATCCAGCCCGGGGACGTAATTCTCTCCGTCTCCAAACCTGCCGCGCAGGCAGGTCTCGGTCTCGCCGGCTGGCGCGTCGATACGAGCACGGCCGATACGTTCTATGTGAGCTACGTCAATCCGACTGCCGGCTCCATTACGCCGACCGCGAGTGAGGTGTATCTCGTGACGGTCGCGCGGTTCAATTCGAGCACGTCCTCGACCCCGGGCACCCTGACCAGCCTGCCGAGCGCGGTGTACTGATGTCCTTGGGTCCACAGATCGTCAATTACGGCAACGTCCAATCGACGTTCCTGCTTCAGGTCGCCCTCACGCCCACTGCGGTGGGGGCGACTACCTCCGCGGAGCAGACGTTCACAGTTCCTGGCCTCTTGGTGGGAGACCAGATTTCCGCAGTCAGCCTACAGGCGGCATGGACCGTGCTTGTGGACATCGTAAATTGCCGGGTGAGCGCCAACAATACGCTTGCGATGTCGTTTCAGAACAATACGGGCGGCAGCCTCTCGCCCCCTTCCGGAACCTATCTGCTCGAGGTCAATCGTCCAGCATTCCCCGCTCCGCAGCCCTCCATCATCCAGTGATCCATGGGCGCGCAGACCTCGAGCGCTGCGGACCTCATCACCGGCGCGCTGAGAAACATCAATGTCTATGCGGCGGGAGAGATTCTCGATCCCAATGACGCACAGGATGCGCTTCAGGTCTTAAATGACCTGCTGGACTCTCTCTCAAACGACAAATTTTTCGTCTATACGGCGAATGAGTCCATCGTCCAGTGGACTCCGGGACAGTTTCAATACTCGATCGGTAACCCCGTAGCGGGCACGTTCACCGGCTATACGACCTCGGGCTCCAAGGTCATCACCGGGATTACGGCGAGCCTCAATATTACCTTCGGCATCAATGCGAGTCAGCAGCAGGTTGGCGGCTCGCTTTCGGATACGCTCGCGGCCATTCCCGCTGGTACGACTATCGTTTCATTTACTCAAGGCTCGACGAGCGCGATTACCTTCACGGGCGCTCCCACGGGAAGCGGCGCGACACTCAATGCGACATGGGCGGGGGCCACAGGCCTTTACCTCGTGAGCTTCTCAGATGGTGAGCAGCGCTCGGCGAACTTCACGCAGGGCAGTGCCGCGGTCACATGGTCGCCGGCCCTCACCGGAACGCCGACAGCGTCGGGGAATCAGGTCAATACGACCACGCTCGTGATGAGCGCAAATGCGACGCAGACGCTTACGAGCCAGGACGCCATCACCTACACGGCCCCGGGCAATTTCGCCATACCGCGCCCGTTGCGATTTCGCCCGGGGTTCACTCGCATTACCGCATCCGGAAATACGGGACTCGATTACTGGTGGGATGTCTGCTCGCTCGATGACTACAACGAGATCGGCTACAAGGGAGTTCCGGGCCCATGGCCCTATCTCGTCTGCTACCAGCCGACCTTCCCCTACGGGACGATCTGGGTCTATCCGAATCCCCAGCAGGCCGGCCAGGTCTATATGTGGACGGATGTACTCCTCGCCAATCTCGTATCGACGTCGCAGACCTTCTCTCTGCCTCAAGGCTACGCGCGAGCGCTCAAGAAGCTCCTGGCGATCGAACTCGCGCCGGAATACGGCAAAAACCCCTCTCCGGAGCTCATGCGTCAGGCCAATGAGGCGCGCAATTTCATCCGAGGATTGAACCAAGTTCCCGTGAAGAAGCTTCGCTACGACTCCGCCATCATGGCGGGGAACGGAAAGGACGCGAGCTTCATTTTCCACGGCGGCTTTGGCTCTAACCTCTGATGTCCATTGCCATCGATCCTGGGATCGTGGGGCCGGCCTACCAGGCCCCCATGACGCTTCAGGATGCCGAAAACGCGATCAACTGGTATATCGAGGTCGCCCAGGTCGATGGCGCCAAAGAGCCCGTAGCGCTCCTAGGGACGCCGGGATTAAATCCCATACTCACGACCCAGACCGGCCCCGTGCGCGGCTTCTGGGTGCTCCCTGGAGGCCTCACGGCCCTTGCGGTCACGGGGGATACGCTTTACCTCGTAACGCAGACCGTTCCTGCAACGCAGACCTCGATCGCGCAATTCTCGGTCGCATCGATAGGGCAGCTCCTCACCAATTCAGGGCCCGTCTGCATCAGAGACAACGGCGTGCAGGTAGTGGCTAACGGAGGATATGCCCTCATCGTCGATGGAACCTATGGTTATTTCTATCGCATCGCAGGCGCAGGAACGATCACCTTTCCCGGCAGCGTCGCGAATCTCAGTACGACGATCAGCCTGCCGGGCTCGCTGCCGTCCGGCCTCATCCTATCGACGCTCGCCACGTTGACGGATACCTCAGGATTCATTCCGGCCAATACCTATATCGCATCGATCGACTACAACACGCCCTCTATCACGATGTCGGCGGCTGCGACCAATTCGAGTCTTTCCGATTCGATCACGCTCAATATTCCGCAGTTCGGCCTGATCAATGACCCGGGATTTCCGGTCAATCCGCAGCGTTTGGCCTTCTTGGAAGGCTGGCTTGTCTGCAATTCCGGAGGCTCGCGCAATTTCCAGACTTCGGGACCCATTGCCTATCAGATGACCTGGCCGCCGTCCTTCTTCGCCCTGAAAGACTCGAGCACTGACAACCTGATAACGCTCTTTGAGAACAATCGAGAGATATGGCTCGTGGGCGAGCGCACGGCCGAGGTCTGGTACAACGCTGGGGGAACCAATTTCCCCCTCGCCCGCATCCCGGGAGTGGGCCCACAGATCGGCTGCGGAGCTTTGAATTCAATTACTCGATTGGGGATGGATCTTTACTGGCTCGCCAAGAACGAGCAGGGCGAAAACATCGTCGTGAGAACCGCCCAATACGGCTGGGAACGGGTCTCAAATCACGCCATAGAGCATGCGCTCTCGAGCTATCCCATCATCTCCGATGCCATCGCCTACGGTTACGAGGATGAAGGCCATGGATTTTATGTCTTAACGCTGCCGACCGCCGATGCCACATGGGTCTATGACGTCACGGCAAGCATGCTTTTAGGAAAGCCGTGCTGGCATCAGAGGGCCTCTTTTGACCCCAACGTCGGGGTCTATCACCGCCACCGCGGCAACTGCTACATGAACTTCTCGGACCTGCGCTTAGTCGGGGACTACACGACGGGGCAGATCCATCAGATGTCCCGGCAGTTCTACACCGATGCCGGGGCGCCCCTTCGGGCTCAGAGACGCGCAAAGCACCTCTGGAAGAAGGCCGACCGCACGCGCGTCATGCAGTCCTCGTTTCAGATCGAATTCACTCCCGGAGTGGGGCTTCAGACCGGGCAGGGCAGTAACCCACAAGCGATGCTGCGCTGGAGCAATGACGGGGGCTTCACGTGGTCCCAGGAGCATTGGCGCACGATTGGGCCGGCGGGCCAGACCAAAAACCGCGCGAAATGGAATCGGCTGGGATACGCCCGCGATCGCGTCTATGAAGTCAACTTCTCCGACCCCACGCCGCGCGACATCATCGGCGCAACTCTATTTCTAGAACCAGAGGATGCGAATTAATGG